GGTAGGCGTTCAGATCCTGTGCGAATTCAGGAGTCCACTGTGCTTTCAACTTGCGTGTTTTAGCAACAACGGCCTCGCTTCTAAGCTCAACATTGACTTCAGGGATCGAGATCGACGTTGTCGATGTTTCCTCAAAGTCACCACGGCTGTTGTCTGCAGGCTGTTTGTGGTATACAACCGAACCAGAAAGAGGAGTAGAAGCTCCTGTTGGTAGCGAAGAATCAGCAACTACGAATGTTACGTTGTTGCCAGAAACTGTCGTGAATTCTGGGTTGGATGTAACGTCTACCGAACCAGAAAGGAGACGGAAGGCACGAACACCTTTCGAATCAAAGTTGGTACCGGCAAGAGATACAGTAAATGTCTGATAATCGCCAGGATTTACACCATCTTCGTAGCCGATCGAAGCCGAAGTAGCAGAACCACCGGTTACTGCAACTGTAGCCGAAGCCGAGTTGATCGTGTATCCAAAACGACCTGCACCATAGAGACCGCCCGTAGGATCGGTATCAAGGGTGTCAAGCGTACCGTACATGTTGTCATCGACGCCAAATGGCTGACGATTTGAACCGTACTTAAAGTCTAGGTAAAATACCAGACCGGATGGGAGGTTCATAGGCTGAACCGAAACAAAATCTTTGGCTGCGATCTGAGCGAAGACTTTGCGTACAAGGGGAAGAGCTACGCCTGCCCACTGCTCGCCATCACCAGCGGAAAAAGAACCACCGGTACCTGTCGAGGACTGCTCAGCAACGATCTGCTTTGCCTGATTCTCAAGAATCATGGCCATCGTGCCCTGCTCTTTTACATCAGAGATGCCCTCTAACAGACCGGAGGCGTTCCACTTGTCAGCAAGGCGGGAAGCTTCCTGCTCCATGCTCTTGTAAGTGTTTGCACTCTCAAGTAAATTTTTTACTTCCATTGTTAGAATTATCTAAAGGGTTGTGTTAAGAAATAATGCCAGCTAATTTCTGCATGCGACGTACTGCGTCAGATACTTCGTTGATGACTTCACCTTTGGTGGAGTTACCAGCCGGAGCAGATGCAAACGACTTATGCTCTTTTACTGTTTGTTTAGCGGGCGTAGAAACTAGGTTCTCAGAAACAGTTTCATATACAAGCTTGACTTCCTTGACAGTTTCAGCTTTGTCAAATGCCGTGATGACATTTACTTTCTGCGATTCTGTAAGGTTGTTGGCTTTGAAGAGTTTATTGACATAAAGCAATTTGGAGTTAAGAAGGTTAACTTCCTGAAGCTCTCCTCTAAGCTGTTCGATGACAGCATGAGCTTCTTCTAGCTGATCATGTGGATTCTCCTCATGAGCATCTACGTTACCCTGTCCTTCTTCCATAGCATCTTCATCTTCATGCTTGGCTTCTTCCATAGCATCTTCTTCTTTATGCTTTGCTTCGTCCATATCATCCTCTTTGGCCATTTCCTCAAGCTGGGCTAGAAGTTCGTTCAGGTCGATTTCGTCATCGGCCGATACCATATCGTCGGCAGCGTCCATTTCTCCATCAACAGCATCGAGTTCTTCTTCGCCTTCATGACCGAGTTCTTGAGCAAGGATATCACGAATCATATCTTTGAGGTCTTCGACTTCCATGTCTTTGACTTCAACTTCTTCTTCGGCTTCCTCACCTTCACCTTCTTCTTCTTCAGCTTCCTCTTCAGATTCTTCTGAGTCATCGTCAGCCTCGGCTACTGCTAGTTCCTCTTCAGAAACTTCAGCTTCGGTTACTTCTTCCTCTGTTACTTCGGCTAGTTCTTCCTCTTCGTTGACTTCCTCAGCCACAGCATCTTCAACGACTTCATCGACTTCTTCAGTCTCCATTTCCTGGAGCTTGGCAGCCAACATGTCACGTAGATGTGGGGTGATTGTTTCTTCTAGAGCTTCTCTAGCGTTAGCAATGGCAGATTCACGAATTGTCTTAGCTTCAGCAATAGCCTCTTTTAAAAGGTCTTTATTTGCCATTGTTAATTATATTAACGAGTACGTTTATTTTAAACGTAAATATATTTGAAATGCTATAATACCGTAAAA